GTACCTATTTAACCGAACTTAGAAAGCAGGACGGCGCTTCCTCCCCTGTCTGAAGACAGAGGTTTCCGCGCCGAATTTCTATGAAAGTCACAGCAAAAAACATCAACAGCCTGCCCGAAGGAATGCACCGGGTGGATAGGGGCCTGTACGTCCGTTGTCGTCAGGGCAAGCGCCCCACGTTCTACTTTGTCTACTCAATTCTCGGGAAGCGCAAGGAGCTATCTGTCGGCCCCGTGTCGGGCGTCACGCTCACACAGGCCCGCGCCAAGGCCGCCGAGTACCACCACCTTCTCGAGACCGGCGTCGACCCGCAGGCCGCCAAGAAAGAAAAGCTCCTGTCCATGCGAGACGCCGGATCGGTTGACAAGGCCGCGTACACTTTCGCCGACCTGCTCCGCGAGGCGCTGCCGACAATAGAGAAGGCGAAGCGCTGGAGGAACGCGAAGCATCGAGCGCAGTGGCAGTCCACGCTCGAGACATATGCCCTGCCTGTACTCGGACCCAAGCCCGTCGAGGACGTAACGCGCGACGACGTCCTTGCCGTCCTCGGGCCGATCTGGGACTCCAAGTCCGAGACCGCGAGTCGTCTGCGCGGCAGGCTCGAGGCCGTCTTCTCCTACGCGATCGCAACAGCCAAGCGAGTCGCAGCAAACCCGGCGACGTGGAGGGGAAACCTCGACCTCTTTCTGCCGCCACCTTCTCGTGTCCAGAAGGTCGAGCACCATGAGGCGCTCTCCCTTGATGAGACTCGGGCGCTCCTCGAGGACTGGAACTCGCCCAAGTCGATCAGTGCGAGCGCGATTGTCTTCGGCATCCTGACCGCCTCACGCGTCGGAGAGTTCGTCAAGGCGCGATGGGACGAGATCGACTTCGATGCCCGAGTCTGGTCCGTGCCGCCCGAGCGCCGAAAGGATCAAAAGCCATACCCGCACCGTGTGCCGCTTTCCGACCAAGCTGTGTACATCCTCAGCCAAATCGAGCGAAAAGGCGAGTATGTCTTTGCCCGGTCGGCGGGTTCACACATCTCACTGGAGACGCCCCGCGTTGTGCTACAGAAGAAGGTCGGCCACGGCACGATGCACGGGTTCCGCTCGACTTTCCGAGATTGGGCGGCAGAAAACGGCATCGACCAGGTGCTTGCAGAAAAAAGCCTCATGCATGCAACCGGCAACGAGGTCGAACAAGCGTATCAACGTTCTGATTTGCTCGAGCAAAGGCGGACCGTTATGCAGGCATGGGCTGACACGATCATGCCGAAAAATAAGTAATCCTTCCACAAATAAAGCCACTTCAGTGGTGTTTATTTATCCGTTTCAGCTTGACTTTTTCAGCAAGATAGGTATAATTACTAATGAAAAGGAGGTGATGCCATGTGGACATAAAGTCAAAAACCAAAACCTTCCAGATCGAACTCAACTTGGGAATCATCAAATTCAAGTTCAAACGAACGATCAAAGAAGGGAAATCGGCTCCGAAGCCCCGAACTGAAAAGTAATCAGTACAACGCTTCTTAATCAACCAAAGTCCTCCCCAGTGGTTCTGGGGAGGCGTCCACACAAGGCGATCACCTCCAAGGAGACATTATATGTTCTACGGACTTCACGTAAAACCTCTGGACAACGGTAAGTTTGAAGCCAGTAGCCCTGACCTCCCCGAATGTGTTTTCGACGCTGACAGCATCGATGAGGCTACAGAGCTTGCAACGGAAATGATGCCTGGCGCTATGGAACTCTTCTATCGTCAGAAACGCCGCGCGATTCCGCTTCCGACTCCCATCGCAGAAGACGACTACCCGATTCGCGTCCCTACCCGCGTTCAAGCAAAAATCCTGCTCTGGAACTACATGGTCAACAACCGCTATCGCGTCGCCGACATGGCTCGAATGCTCAAGGTATCCCAGACGCAAGCACAGCGCCTCGTAGACCTCACCAAGGACGGTGCAAGCATGGAAGCGCTTGATGACGCCTTCGACATGCTTGGCATGGCCTTCACGCTGACAACCGAAAAGAAGGCATAAAAAGATCGCCCCATCCGCAGAAAAGCGGGTGGGGTTTTGCCATTAGCCCAAGATGCTTTTAATCTGCTCTTTCGACAAGACTGAATTTTCAAGAGCTCCACTCTCTCTAAAAAAGACCTTCTGGTCATGAATAATCTTCTCGTCGACTTCAGATTCAGGAAGAGCTTTGAAAGAAGACAAATCAAACTGCCTGCCATCAAAGCTAGCACTCAAAAACCGATTCCAAGATAGGCCGTTTGTACACAGCAAATCCCAAATGACGCTTGCGTGCCGGTCGCTTCCAAACAACTCCCTTAGCACCTGTTCGATATATTGGAGGTCATCTAGCGAGCTTTCGTAGCTCAGGGCGGTCACAATTGCCTGAAATCCGCCGTGATCTATAGCTCTCACGTTAAACATTATATTAGCTCATAGATATTTTTTATCACTTTCTGACACTCAGAAGATAGCCGGTTCATCTCAGAGAGGGTCGAGATCACTCTGTTCATCACCGGAACAATGTTAGAGTGGAATAATGTATGCCTTTCTTTTCGGTAGAAACAATACCCCTTTTCCAGAGCCGCTCTTTCCCTGGGATCAGCTGGGACAGTCAAGACGTACACCCCATCGACTTTTTCAAACGCCCTACCAAAGCTTTCATACTGAACATTGATACCCAGTTTACTCAGAAGCCTCTTCATTGCCCCTTCGAGCACACGAAGCTCCGGGTACAGCAACAGCGAATAATCCGGGAGTTCTGGAGATGCAAGCTTTACGCATAGCCCTGACAGAAGAAGTCGCTTTGATACATCATCCATTTTTTCGTATGCGTTTCCCATCACCGCTTTGAGCCCCGTCTCTGCCACGCTTTCTTGTACGTAGCTCACACGGTGATCATCGTCGCCGCAGCGGGTCAGAACCTTTTCGAGCCCAGTTTTATCCAACACCTCCGCCAAGCAGTACACAAATGCCTTGTAGCAGGATAGAGGCCTCCCCTGAAGTTGAAGCTTGTGCGTGCTCGCGTGGTAAGTCACTACCAAGCGATCCGAGAATTGAGTGGAAATTATTTCCCAGCAAACGGAAGAGTCCCGCCTAGACTTTTCATTGACAGAAAAATCTTGGCGGTCAATGCCAGAGAAAACTAGATCAACGTCATCGTCAAAGATGCTAATCAGCACCAGATTGACGGTTTCGAATTCCGCTGGGTCAATTGTTCCTTTGAGGTACTCTGCTAACAATAAGCCCAACTCTTGATTTTTACCGATTTTGTAGTGAACAGTTGTTGTTCCATTATTATTGAGAAATAGATCAACCGTAGCAGACACCCCGCCTACTTTTCCAAAGATAACCCTTTTACAAGATGGAGACCGATCAACGAGCTCATGGCCCAAACCGTTTTCCTTACAAAAAGCCATTACATAGTTGCCAATGGACTCTCGGCACAGATTCATCCCTGAATACGTTTTCTCTTCAGTCATACCACCCACCGGAAATGCGACATCAGTACGGATATGTTTGAGTATATCACCCGAAGTAGGCCTGACTCTGACGCTCGGTCCGCTATCCGCCCCCCCAACGCTTTGCATTGGATGGGGAATTTCTACTACAGGCACAAAAAAACGCCCCACCTACCAGCGAAGGTAAGTGGGGCTTTTTGCGGTCAAATCGTTGACAACCGCCACGGCATAGAAGTACCCTCGACGGAGTAGCTTATTCCCTTTAGAGGTATTTCCGTGCCCAACAAAAGCATATCATTCACCGTCCAAGGTGACTCAGGTTCCGACTACGACATGGATCTTCTGGTTGATCACGACGCATGCCGACTTGTATGCTCTTGCCCTGCCGGCTCGATCGGAATGTTCTGCAAGCACAAGCAGCGAATCCTTGACGGGGATTTTTCCCGTGCAGATATTTCTGCAGCCGACAAGCGGGAGGCAAAGCAAATCCTCGACCAGTTGAACTCAAAGTTAAATCCGTACTTTGAAGAAATCAACTCGATCGAGGAAGAAATTCGAGAAGCAAAAGCCAGACTCAAAAAAGCCAAGAACAAGGCCGCGTCCGCGCTTTTTGAGGGCGTCGAACTGACTTAAGCGGACAGACCGTCTTCCTTGAGCGGCGATTCGGCCATTAGCTTTCTATCCCACGCCGCCCCATACAAATCGAACCACAGTTCTTCGACATACAGCCTTGTATCTTCTACTGGCCAAAGGATTCGGTACGGTTCTGCGAGTCTGTCTCGGATAGATGCCGCAGGACCCGCCAGCCACTCACGGAAAGCGCGAACCTTCTGACCAGTAGCCTTCTTTTCGCTAGACGGTTGGTTGGCCGTGAAGGCTTTGTAAAAAGAGTCGAACTCTTTGTAGGACTCTGGCGATTCAGCCTTGATCTTTTTGGACAAGACGGAAAAGAGGCACTTCGTCGCTAACGAAGCACCCAGTGGTTGGAACTTGAAAAGTCCAAGCTCATCAACCGCCTCAGCCGTAGCCTTGCGAACAACGAGCGACGAACACCCCCTACGTTGACCGCAGTATTCCATCATCAGCCGGTCAAGCTTTTCCCTGCGTTCGGGCGACATGGATTCGACGATGCGAAGGATTTTCTGGTACCTTTCGGCGTCAAATCCGTTGGCGTTTTTTCCGTAGAAGATAATGCCCTTTTCAAGGTTTTCTCTGTACGCACACATCGACGAGCGGGCCTCGTCGGAAATAACGCAATGCTTGGCATCCGAGCATTTTCTGTACAGGTGACAACATGCGAAAGAAGGAGAGTTAACGATCTCTTCCTCTGTTTCGCAAAGTGCAATCTCTTCTTGGCTGATTTCGTGCATGGCCGCTCCAACTGTGGGGTAGTGTGCGACCATTTTACCAACGTTGGTAAATTGGGGCGACCTTGTGTACACTCAGCCCCCCGTTCTGCATACGCAAAAACATCCCCCGGCCAGCGTGAAGCTGACCGGGGGACTCTATCACCAAATGCTATTGTTGATGAACTCCAATTGACGTTTAACCTTCTCCACCGACTTATTGACTTCAACCTTAGTACGGTTGATGGTCATCGTTTCTCCAGGCTTTAGAAGTTCAATTGGTTTAGATTGTGCCGAAGAAATACGACCGCTACCCAAAAAGTCATCAAGCAGAACAACGTGGTTTGTAGGATCGTCGGTCGTAAAGCTCGAAATGTTCTGATAAACAATGTCGTATATCTGCTGGATATACAGCTTTGTTTGCTGATTTGGTTCATTCTTCGCACCAGGTCGAGTCGACCAACCACAGTGCGTCAGAACGATCATCTGAATTTTTGGCGTATGCTGGTCTGACGGCATAAACCTTCTAAACTCCCCAGACGAAGATGAGAGAAGTTTTAGGAGTAAGCTGAGCGAATTGATTGACTGCAAATCTGTTCTTACAGGAACAATCAATGCGTCAGTAGCATGCCACACCAAATGCGTGCCGCCAGAGAAAAAAGGAGACGTATCAATCAAGCACCGAGCTGTATTTGTTTCGCTCATTTCCCGTTGGATTTCGTTTCTCAACGAGTAGAAAAGATTATCCATCATCACCATCCGACGTGAGCTATCAGCTATTGATTGCGCTTGAGTAAGGGCCGTCGACATTTGAGTCGGCAAGACGTAAAGCTCGTCGGAAGATGGAATAAAAAAGCTATTCTTAGCAACAAAGTGCTCATTTGTCGCTCCAATCTTCTGCGCCACCCGGCTCGAAGTCCCAAGCCCAGGCATTATATGCGGCAAAATCATGTCATAAACAGATGGTCTACGACTATTGAAATAATTTTGATCATAGAAAAATGACAGATTTCCCTGTGGACAGGTATCGACAACAAGTATGTCATCCGTCAAATACGACAAGTTAAAGCATAAAGAAGTCTTCCCAATGCCGCCTCGTAAATTGCAAACGGCGTAATTGTTGAACTTTGGGAGAGACAGGGGATTAGCGGTACCATCTGAAATACCAGCCTGCCTAGCGAGGATCGTAGAAAGAGACATTGCATCGCCCTTTAGTGGAACTAGTTGTTGCATTGGCGTAACTAGTTTACCAAAGTACAGGTCTCCTCGTCTAACTGATTGAACAATTTATTTACTCATGGTTGATCTGGCGTCGTGAACTGCGGCGTTTCCTTGAAGTAGTTCTGAACCCTCTGCAAGAAGCTCTGTGCTTTCTCTGAGAAGTCCCTCGCACCGGGCAATTGCGGCTCGTTCCACTCTGCAGGCATCGGCAGAGGCTCTTCTCTCTCGATTTTGGTAGGCACGCTGCACCCGATCAAGGTCGTCAGAGAGGCGCACAGCATCGCGCCGAGAAGCATCGAGCGCGTTTTGCGCTGCGACCAGTTTTTCATAAGCCTTTCTCCCATCGTTTGCGCGAACAATCGCGGCCTGAAGTTTGACATTGGCGATCTCCTCGCCGTAGAACGCGGCCGCGTACTGGTAGCCTGCGATAAAAATGGCGGCACTCGCTACAAGTACCGCCACATATTTCAGGACAAGGCTATTCATCTCAGCGCGTCCCTCCACGCCCTCACCGCCTTCGCCGAAATGAGTGCGATAAGACTGATTCCCAAACCAAAGAAGACCGCGTAAGTTCCCACTGCTTGCCACGTCAAATCCTCGATCATCATCAACTCCCCAAGTCGCAAAGCGACGATCAAGTTTGATAAAATACACTCCATAGACACCCATACCAATCGGTCTATATATCCGAAGCCGTTCAGTCCCAACAACTGAGCGGCTTTTCCTTTTTCTCTATTAGGGTCCACTAATTCAAGGAGCCGACTCACAAAGGAAGAGCCGTGCTTCGGACTGGCGACGACGGGTCAGGCCGGGGAGCCTCTGACCGTTCGCCTTGTCGACATCAAGGAACTCGTGAGCCGCAGCCTCAATATCCCCTGCATTAAGTGCTCGCATGAGTTTCGGACATTGATGAACTACGTAGCTGACACCAACATTGAAGGCCAACGAAACCAAAGCAACAAATTGTCCTTCTGTAACGGCAACGTTGACGAATCGAGCAAGACTATGCTTAACCTCTTCAAGGTCTTGACGAAGCAATTCACGTGACTGCTCATAGGTAATTTCGTCATGCTCGGTCACGTCCCTCGTATGACCTGAACCAATCGTCCAGACGCCCGCAGGGCACTTGTACGCGGTAAGCCTGCAGCCTTCCCACGCCTCGATAAAGTCCATTGCGCATTCAGCTGAATACTCGGAAAAGTTCTTCATTTCAAATTTTCCTTTTCATTCGACACAAGCCCTTTAGCGGACAGCTCGGCATCAGCCTTTTCTTCCAGACGTTCATTGACTGTCTGAACGATTCGACGCAAGACCGGCGGAACCACGCTCCCAAAACCTCCGCGCTCAAGCGTCTCGATAAGAGAGCCGAACTCGCCTGCGCAGTACGCGCAGATGGTGATCGACTGGAAGATCTGGAAATGGATCAGCGGCTGAAAAACTTCGTCCAGACCGTGGGACAACGCCACGATGAAAAACATCAGCGCTTTCTTTAAAACGCCAACAAAGTTTTTATGACTTGACCACCGCCCAAACTTGATCGCGACAGCCGTACCCAACAGAAAATCAGTGACAGTAAAGATCGTGAGCCACATGAGCAAAGGACCTACATCACCGAAAGCGAAGCTAAAAGCCCCACCAACCGTCGCACCTATCGCAAGCAATGCTCTTTCACCGCCTTGCGGCAAAAGCGTCGCTAACGTGTTTATCATCTAAATCCCTCAAATGAAAAAAGCCCGACCGAAGTCGAGCCTTTTATTTTTTAATTTTCGTAGACAAATCGCTCTGACTCTACGGTGTGGGTCATGCCGATGATGTGCCCACCGTAGCCAGGCATCGCGCGCCTGTACGACTTCGCCGTGACTGTCAAATCTTTCGGTACAGGGATTACTGAGAACACCCCCGTCCTTTCGTCGTACTTTGTAAACTTCCCTGTGGTCAAGCTTATGTGCGTGACAGAAGGGCGACAGCAGGCAGTCGTTGGATAAGCAGCACTCTCTGTCTGCATCGTCAGTGTGTCTGGATAACTCGTCGTGAAAGGAGCTGTCTTGTAGCTTACTGTACCCTGCTCTCCTACAGTGAAGAGCGTCGTTCCAAAACCAAAAGTCGCTAGCTCAACACCGGTTGCTTGTGTTTTGTCTGTTGGTGTAACCGTCAGCGCGATCGTCGAAAAGCTTCCTGAAGCACTAACAACGAATAATTTTGGGCTACCTTTGCAGACGATATATGTTTTCTTTGATCGGCTAGAAAAGGCGCTCGCTGTCGCGTTTAGACTTCCAGTTATGACGTCGGAGGGGTGTGGTACTAACGCAGTGCGTCCGTCAGGGTAAATTGACGGACTATCGCGCTCACCTGTGCCTGATCCAAAAAGAAACGCAACAGCCCCGTCTGGCATTGTGGTAGCCACAGCAGACGTGACTGTTTTCAACAGGCTGACTTTTGACTGAATGTTGTATCCCTGAACAATTGCGCATTCGGTACCGCCGTCGACATTAACCGCCACCTTTTTCACCCACGCGTCGCCGGCAAACTGCGCAAGTCCACCCGCTGATGCAGACAGCGTCCCAATCTTTGAGAAGTACCCGAACTCGTCACAAATGACATCTCCACCGTGTGTAAAAAAATCACAAGCTCCTGCCGGATCTGATTGCGATAGAGCCATTATCCTCTGCTCAGCTTGCCAATCGGAAAAATGGTACTCGTACGCTTTCAACGAACATACACCACTCCACCACAACCTGGCCTTCCCGTTCACGCCTACGTATGCTTTCTTAACTGCTCGAGCAACGCCGTTGATTCCAACAAAGAGTTTCTTGACCTTCTTTGCCTTCCCTCCGACACCGAAATAAGCTCCTTTGGCCATAACTCCCCCCAAAAAAATAAAAGCGCCCCAAAGGGCGCTACTGTTTCCTGTGCTTTCTTCTTAGACCGCAGGCATATCGAGCAGATTACGATACTCCAACGCCGCAGCAATACGCTCTTCTGGAGACGGAATGGGGGCGGCCGGCGGAGTATTTACTTGAGTCTCAATCGACTTGATGAGTACGTCAGGATCAAGGGTCGAATCAAGCCCCATTGCGTCAGCCAGAGAGCTCAAAGTCTGCAACGTAAAAAGCGTCTCTCCAGACGCATCGGTGATGATGACGCACTTCAGCCCACTCGAAGCGCACGGAAAATCACGAGAAATTATTTCTGGTGTAGCAAGGCTCCCATTCGGGAAAGCGTACGTCTTTTGATCAGAATGGTCATAAAGCTTAACCAGACGCTTTGCGGTCATTTTTCTTACTCCTTGAATTCTTGGTTGGTGATCGTCTTATACTGCTCACGCGTAATGACCCCGCGGCGAACCGCGAGAGCCACCATCGGCGCAGTCCAAAGACCACGCTCAAAGTTATATTTCACAATTTCAAAAGTCATAAGACACCTCATTCATACACAAAATAAAAACAGCCGTTTTCGAGTGGAGACGACCCCGCAGTCAAATCAGTGGTTGACGCCGTAAAATTATTTCCGTAGCGTTTCCACTCGGTAGCGCTAGTGCCTTCTAGCTGACGCATCCACATTTTTCTTGTTTGGGTCCAGTACTGCTGTAGCACCATGCCATCGGCATTCCTTGTCACGAGCAAAGTTCCCTGCTCGTATCCTGGGGGGATGTTTTTTATCTGTCCTTTGCAGTGATACACGCCTGGGGTTTTGCACGAATTCAAATCAACATTTTCGATGGTTGTTTGAAACTCGACTCTGATTGAGTCGAGCGCAGAATTCATTTCGTCGCGAGTCGGATAATCCCCAGCATTTTGCTTGCCAGCGAGACCGTCAGACAGATCCTTAGAAGACACTGCATCGATGTTCTTGCGTGCCTGTGCCTTTTGCGGATCGCCTAATGCTTGCTCGCTTTCGTACAGCACCGCACCGGATTTAGCGTTTCCAATCGCGTTCTTTAAGGCCTTGGCAGTAACAACTTTGCTGATTGATGTCCCTTCTTCAATGTCTGAATCTGATGCAAGATAGACAACACCAGCCGTCGTTGTTGTGGCTGGCGGATTCAAAAAGTTCGTGTCGCCAAGCACAATAGACTCCGCAGAAAAACCCACGACGGCCATGTCTATTGACAGCAATGCTTGAGACCTTGCACTTTTTTGGATCAACGGCATTTCGTCCGAGCACACGGCAAATAGTGTTCCGCTCTCTGTAAAAAGGCCGATCTCGTATACGACATAGGTCTCAGACGATGCGTCCCTGGCGCTTACATGGAGAACGTTATCCCCGACCGCCCCACCTGAGATCGCATCAAACCTTTTGAACTCCGCCTCAAGAGACGTTCGTTCAGCAGACGGGACGTATTTCCCAGTACCAAAAGCAATTTGTGTTAGCTTGATCGGAGCGGTTCCGTCATGCTCTGCATTCACGACCTCTCTTAGCCCCGCAGAGGTTATCAACATTGAACTAGCCATAAAAAATCTCCTAAAGTCTGGAATAGTTCGTCGGTCTAGCGACACAGCCAAGCTCTACTGCTCCAGATACCGACGCATCTATCAAAAGGGGCTCCCTGATACACAAGTAGCTCGCGCATTGAGCGGCACCAATAAAGCCAACTTTCCCATCTAAACGGTTATTGAGCAGAAGCTCATAGTGTGACCGAACGGGTTTTGCATCGTCGATCAACCCAAAAACATCTTCCTGAGCCTCGATATCAAAGTCCCCGATTGGCATATCGACCTCGATCTCAAAAGTATGCGGTGGTCCTTTAGGCTTCTTTTGCCACCACTCAGTGATAACTGTCCTCGAGCCAATAGACGCAACCGCCGCTTTTACAGCGTTCAACGTCCCCTTTTTTCTCTTTTCGCGAATCACGTTTTTGATGACGCTTCGCTTACGCTCAAGTGGCCATGAATCACGCCACACGCTTGCGTCCCACGAGTACGCCAAATGATCGAGCTGCTCGGATGTCAGGCTGTCGATACTCACGTAAATCGACGGAAGATCGAGAACACCAGTCATCTCACGAAGCGGAATGTCTAGCGCCTTAGCGGCGGCCGACACGTCCGAATCCTTCGAAATCGAGTCCGGCAGCAGGTCGAGCAAGCTTGTCTTGTCTAGCTCCTTACTCATCCTTCAATCCCTTGTAATTGACCGTCAGCTTCGTGCACTGCGCGACCTGACTGCGAGTCAACGCTTTGAACGCTGCAGGCTTCTGAGTCGCAGAATCAATGCGACAAGCGCCTGCGGCTACGATCAGCTGCGTCAACTTTTCAGGCGTAATGTCGCGTCCGATCTTTGCCTGCTGCCATGACTTGTATGCAACAGCCGCGTTCTCGACCAAGGCCTTGATCTCTGCGGCCTTGTACTGATCTTCTTTCGAAATCCAGTAGTCGACTTGAATCTCATAGTTCACGGCCGTCGGCGCGAGCACGCGGACATAGTCCGTCAACGGTCGAATCTCACCATCGCGCAACCGGGTCTCGATCTGTTCGAGCGTCTCACGCGAAGGAAGTTCACCACCCTTTAGGAGCACATAGACATCCACCTGCCCCGGCGTCGGAGAGTCGATGCAGACGTCGATGATGGCCGAGCTAACGCTCTTCGCGTGGAAGACGTACGCCTTCTCCGGACCGGCGACGCTGAACGAACTTGGCGCTAGGCGGATGCGGTTCGCATAGTCAAGGTCACTCTCAGCCAATGCGCCGCCAGACGTGATCGTGACGTTCTCGGCCGATGCGACGAAAGTCTGCGGCTTCACGATGACATTGATCTGCCCCGCCAAGAAGTCGTTGCCGACAGGACCGGAGTCCGTGCACACGGCCGCCACATCCCCCGTCAGCTCGCCGGCAGGAATATCCAGATCCAGAGTCGTGGCAAAGGTGACCGTACCGTTCGTCACCTCAGTTCCCGCAGGAATCGTCACAACTTCGCCTAGCGCTCTCGACAGTGTGAAGCGCATCGTCGTCACAGCCTTGCTCTCGGCCAGGCGCTCGACGTTCAGCAAAAGCCCGAGAGCATCGAGGTAGTCGCCCTGCGCGTACGACAGGAGGTTCTGCTTCGCTGCCGCATCAATCGCGCTTCGCTGCGTCACGATGATGGCCGTGAGCGACAAAAGAAAAAGGCGGACAGGATCTCCCGCCGCCAATGTTCTTCCGCTGACCTTCTCGAACGCGGTGATGATTTCAGCCTCTAGCGCCGTAGCATCCGTCGTCAGAAAGCTGATGTCCTTTAGCCACCATCTGGGCAATGTTTCTGCCATCACTCATCTCCTATTTGAACCGTCACGATCGGCTTCAACACGCCGTTCATCGCGCCATCCACGTCCTCAGCGAAATCAACGTTTGTCACTCTCGCCCTTGGCTCATAGCGTTCAACGGCGTCAATCACCTCCGAGCGCATCAACATTTTGGCCGCCGGCAGCGTCTGGTCGATGTTGTCCCACGAAATCCCGAAATCACGGTCAAGCGGAACGGAGCCCTTGCGCGTCGCCAGAATCGTGCGAACGTTCTGCAGAATCTCCATCACGCCTTCCGGTGCGAAATCAACGTCAATGCTTTGCTGACCTACTCGATACTTAGCCATCACCGACCTCCTTGAGCGTGATCGTCACGGATCCGCTAACGGGGATGCCGAGATTCGTATGTTCCTTGCGGTCTTCCGAAACGGACTCAATGACAAACTTGCCCAAGTAGTCCGGGCCGATCAAAAGCCGCTGCGCTTCCTTCTTCTCCATCAGCATCTGCAACCCCTTCAGAACCGCAATCGGCGGCATACCGAGAAGCGAGTTGAGTTGAATCGTGAAGCTCACCGACGCTAGACCTGGTCCGACATATTCGACAACCGGCTTCTTACCTATCACTTCGTGCGTAGCCCACCGCGTCGAGCGTTCGACTTTCAAGTCCTTGAAGGTCAGGCAGACGGCCGAGGAGGTCACGAACGGAATATTTCCAAACAGCCCAGTCACACCAGCCATAGCGCCTCCGACACCTCGTAGGCATATGCCAGAGTCCAAAAAGCAAAGCATGTGGCGACAAGCACTAGCACTACACTCATGGACAACGCGAACGCCCATCGCAAAATCTTGATTTCCATCGTCGGCCTTTCCTTTTGAAACAGCTTCCCCATGAACTGGAAGAAGTTTTGCGGTAAAATATCTTTTATTGATCTTTCATACCTTTCGATCAAAAAAAGCCCCACGAGGATCTCCCGTCCCGTGGGGTTTGTCTTTTTGTGCTCGCCTTGTCAGTGCGGACCGCTCGTTTCACCGTGCGGAGCAGTGTGAGTGTGAGACATCACGCTGATGCCGCCCGCGACGACATCCTGCGAGGCATTCATGGAGCCGATCAGCTCGATGTTGCCCGTAGCCTTGACGCCTGAACCGCCCGTCACCGTGAAGCCTCCCGAGCCGGAAATCAAGCCCGAAACCGTGAGCGTCTTCTGGATGATCACATCACCAGTAAACGTCGACTTCGGAGAGTTGAAGGTGATCGAGCTGGAGGCGTTCACAACCGCGTCGGTACAGTTGACCGTGATCGTATCTGGCACGGTAATCGTTCCCGTTTTGCGGTTGTAAACAATCTCCGTTCCCTCAATCGTCATCGCCAGCTCGTGCGCTTCTCGGTCGTAGCTGAATCGCGTCCCGTCCTTGAAAACAACCGTTCGCTTATCAGGACTGGACTCAGGCGGCGTAATCTCACCCGCGTAGAAAGAGCCGAGAACAATACCGTCCTCTTCACCTCCACGTCGAAATGCGACCACAACATCTTCACCAATGTCCGGAAGCTGATAGTCGTGATTGTCATACGTGCACCTCTGCATGACCGGCAGGTCATAAGAGTTCAAGCTGTCGTCGTCATCAAAGACAACACGGCAAGTGCAGGCGACCGGGTCGATCGAGACGACTTCACCGATTCTGATAGTGTCGGTTTCCATCACTCACCTCAATACTTGTTATTCACGCGGCGGACGTTAATCGTCGTCACGTAGCCGGACTCGCTCACGCTGTGCGAGGCGGACTCGATGAAGAAGTTTCCATCGAAGCTTCCGAAGCCCCTCACCTCGATCACGATGCCGGCCACAAGCCGCGTATCTCCGACGAGCGTCATCGAGCCGGTGACGCTTCGCAGATTCAGGCGTCGAAGCGTAGCCTTCGCCACACGCTCGGCCTCAGCCCTTGAAGTCACGCGCTTTTTCAGCTTGTACTCCTGGCCGTTGGCATCGGCATCCGGATCGACATAGACATACGTATTGACCGCAGGGTTCTTCGACGCATTTGAGTCGTCGATCTTTTCAAGGTCGATGTTGTACTTCGCCGGCGGCTTATCCGAAGGCTTTTCCAAGTCAAGGTTGTAGCCGCCCGCGGACTTGCGCTTCTTCTTTTTGATGTCTCGCCAAGAAACAACGCAGCTCTTATACGTGTCCGATTGAGTCGTCTGGAAATCCCAAGACAGGACATCCGACACACCAAGCTCTACCTCGCAGGCAGGCTCCATCTTCTCGTAGCGCAACTGATCGAAGATCACGATCGTGTCATCAGTAACCTTGATCGACAACCCCGCGTCCTGACAGAGACGCGACAGAAAAGCGAGATCGCTCTCTTCCTTCTGGTCAAGTCGGTCATACTCTGGATCCTCCTCAACTTCGAAGTAGAAATAGATCTCCGCCTTCGCCGCAATCTCCTTCAAAATGCCTTTGAGCGTGTAGTTCTCCCAAGCCTTCGTCACCAGTCGGCGACGAATCGGAGCCTTCAACGGGATCGACACGGCACGTATTTCGCAAACTCTCGGAGAGCCGCTAACCCGCATCGAGTCGACGTAAAACTTCCCACAGAAAAGCTTCGGACAGGTCGAACCTTTGATGTAGGCCCGAATCGTCTCACCGCCGTCTGGCTTCCAAGAACCTGCCCACTTGCCCTTCTCGTCCTTGACCGTCAGCGAGATTTCATCCGCCTGATCCGCCTCCCTGTCGTCATACGAAAAGGAGAGAAGATCAGGCATGATGTCGCTCGTCGCGTCAGTCTTTGACTCAGTGAAGAGCAAAGTAAGTTTTGTCTCTCGAGGATCAGTCATGCTTCAACCTCTTCCAAGCAGGCAAGCCCTCATCACTTGTCGGCGATACGTCAACCTCGGGAACCGAGAGGACAATGCCCGCAGAGAAGATGACGACTTTCCTGTACTGGACGTTTGCGGCGATTAGCTTGTCGATGTAGTGCTCATCACCGTAGACCTTCTTTGAGATGATGTCCCACGTGTCCATAGAGACAGTCGTATATGACTTCATCATTCCTCCTTAAGCGAAAGACAAGCGGGAACGATTCCGCATCAGCTGATCGAACTCGCGTTCAAACGATCTGCGGCCTTCGTCAAGCGCCCGCTTCACGTCGGCATACGTATCCGCACTTCCGCCGGTGACGTTAATCACGGGCGAGAAGTTGACAACGGTAGAGCTACTGGATGTTGCGGCATCAAGCTTCGAGAGCGGCATCACGGCCTCAGGCTCTCGGCCTTCACCAATCATCGCAAGCGTAGGAGATGACACAACGCCACCGTCGGCGAGTTGAGGAATCTCAGGGATGTTGAACCCAACAGTCCCACCGCCAAGCATCGTCGGTAGCTCAATGCTCAGTCCGTTCAGCTTTGACAGAGCATCGTTTACAAGCCCGATTACGCTGTTAATCGGTGCCTTGATCAACCCGCTCAGCCCGCCGAAGATTTGAGCGAACGAATCTTGAACGCGCTGCCATACAGAACCCCACTTGGTAAGAAAGATTCCGTCGATCCACCCGACCAGTTGTTCAAACTTTTCCTGCCCCATTACAAAGTTTTTTTGAATACCAGAAAAAGCTAACTGAACAACCTTCGAGATACCAGGAAACTTTTGAGTAAACGCCGTTTGAAGGGCATCCACCTTCTCTTTAACAACATCAAAGTTTTTGTACAGCGCAACGCCACCCGCTACAAGCCCAGCCAACGCGGTCACAGCCAGGCCGACCGGATTGGTAAACGCAAACCACAAAGCGCCACCAAACAGCTTGATAAGCACCGTCGAAGCCTCAATTGCCGTGCTTGTGGCAACACAGGCCGCACGCCAAGCCAACATCGCTACCCTGCTGGCACCCCATGCAATGCCCTTCAGCGTTTTTCCAGCAAACGAAAAAGCTCCGCCGATAAGTCGCCCGGTCATTGCAAGAGCGTTTCCTACGACCATTGTCGTTTTCATGGCGAGAGAGCTGAACACACACAACCCGCGCCAGACATCCATCACTGCCGAGGCGGCATACATGACGCCCTTCAATGCAATGCCAGCGGTTACCAACCCGCCCAAAACAGCCGCACACTTCAAAACAGACTTAACCAACGCTGAGTTCTCTCGAACCCAAGAACCGGCCACTTCCGCAAGGTCGCCCATATAGAGCGCCGTTCTTCGAATCGGCCCCAAGAACTGATCGCCAAACGCTCGAGCAACGTAGTCCGCAGAGTTCTTCAGAAGGACCAGAGAATTAGACGTTGTTTTGGACCGAGCCTCAAACTCCTTTTCCATTGACCCCGCAGTATTGGCCTCATCGGCCACGTAATCGAAGTTCTTCTTCACAGCATCAAGGTTTTGAAGAAGAGGACCAAGAGCCTCACTGCCTGTTTCGCCAAACAGCACATTGAGGTACATCGTTCGCCTCTCTTCCGACAGGCCGTTCAAGCCCTCGAGAACCTTTACGATCGTTCCGGCGGCATCTTTTTGAAGATCCTTTTGCAACTGCTTTACATCAGGAATACCGATGTTGGCAAGCGCGGCCTGTTGCCTTTCTGAAAGCTGAGCACCCTTGGCAAGGGTTCCCATAAACGCCTTCATGCCAGTTGCAGCGGTCTCGCTCGATGCGCCTGATGCAATCAGCGACGCAGCCAATGCGGCAGTCTGCTTTTCGGAAAGGCCAGCTACCTTACCCAAAGCGCCATATCGCTGAACCGTATCGCCGATCTGGTTTGCAAGTGCAGCATTGTTGTTGCTCAACCCGTTGACCGCATCAGCGAGCGCGTATGTCTGCGACATCGTGAGCTTCATACCGCTTTGCCACTTCGCCATCATCGTGCCCGCTTGTTCTGCTGTCATGTCGAAGGCGACAGCCATCTTTGCCGCCTGCTCAGTAAAGCCGAGAAGCTCATCTTGAGCAACGCCTGCCCCCGCGGCCGCGGCGGCAATCTGTGCCAAACCGTCTGCGCTCATCGGAATGGTCAAGCTCATTTTCTCGAGCTTTCTCTGCATCTCAGCCAAACCTTCAGGCGTGAAGTCAGATACTTTAGCCAAATCAGCCATTGCATCTTCCATCTTCATTGACGCCTGAACCGGTCCTTCAATGGCGGATTTCACGGACGAAACTGCACCACCAACGGCCCTAAACGAGCCTATGGCCATGGTAATTTTCCCTGAGGCCGCATCAAAGTTCTTAAAGGCGTTTTGCTGGCGCTTGATCTTCTCTTTGGTTTCGTCTATTTGGCCTGCAAGTGACTTTTGGCTTTCCTCTAGAGCCTCGATTGTCTTAGACGCGGCTCTAGCATCAACTGGCAGGCCCTTTAGCACCCGCTTTTCGTGCTCCAGCTTAACTTCGCATTGCTTTACAGCCTCGCTCGCCTTTAGATGCGCGGCTGCCATCTTCTTTGTCGGAACACCAACTTGCGAAATCGAACTTTCAAGAGCATCCAGTTTTTTCTTTGCCTCTTGATAAGTCGACAAAGCACCCTTTACAGCTTTTCGTTGCTTGAGGAAAGCGCCAGTCTTAGACGCCTCAGCTTCGAGAGAAGCCATTGTGGCGGACAGCTCCTGAATCGTTCCGCCAGCGAAGCGAAAAGCCTGAGGGAATGTCGAAGATAGCTGGCTTGCCAACTTGAAAGTCAAACTGTGTTCAACCCCTGCCATTTTTTATTCCCCAATAAAAAAAGCCCGCCAATTTCTTGACGAGCTTCCAGTCCACAGACAGCGTTAGGCAATCATTCGAACAGCGCGAGAATCACCCCACACACAACTGACAAAACAACACTCAGGATGATGAGTTTCATGGCCCCAAGGTACCCCTTAACATAGCCAAGACCGGCTGTGCCAAGGAAATGCAACGCCATATCCCTTTCGAGATTGGTTTTGTCTTCGCGTTGCATGATTTCATCCAGTTCTTTAGTACGGCGATCGATAAATTTATCCATGGCGGCCCAGCGAAAACGCAATGATAATAATTCATTGTATCGCCGTTTACCCTTTTTGCCTACTCTCGCGTTCCTTCAAGTCCTGCTGTACCACGCGGTTCCAATGTCCAAGCTCCGTGATCGGCATTGACATCCAATCAAGAACAGACCCGCCCGCGTGTGACCGCAGGCGCAGGCAGACGAGCATCAACCGCTCCTCAACGTCAAACTTGCCGCCGAGGCCTACATGAGCAAAAAACTTGCAGTCATCGTAGACACAGCAAGGTAATCCTTTGCCGGCAGGCCTTCCATGAACTCGATCGGCAACTTGGCTGCCTTCGCGGCAAGATAGACGCAGAAATCAACGTCCGCTTGAAGAACGTTCGAGCTGGCAAAGTTTCCAGCACGGAAGAAGTCGCGCTTTGCCTGAGAAACCTCTCGCCCCGTAATGGCATCAAAGTCGATCTCAAGATCCTTATATTCCTTGCCTTCAAAGTTGTAAGGCTTCGAGAACGGAATCTTCATTTTTGCTTTTCCTTCAAGAAAAAGCCGGAAGAGCGAACCCTCCCGGCTATTCGTTTTTTTTTAAGCGATACCAAGGTCCTGACGGACGGTTTCGAGCATGTCGTCGTCACCGAACTTGCAGACGTAGTTGAACTTATCGACCTCCATCACGCTCTTACCATCGATATAAAGGTTGAGGTAGGAGACTTCCAGTTCGGTCTCGCTGTCGGTCGTCGAACCCGTCTCAAAAGAGCCAAGATTAACGGACTTCGGAAGGGCCTTCAAAGCAAGGCGAACCGGTACAGTCTTGTAGACGCCGTTGGCGGCGTCGTAGACCTGCTGAGAGCCGCGGATGTCAAGGTTGTGAGCCTTGAAAGCCGCCAGCTTCACAGCGCAGGCTTCGATCGTGCGCCACTGGAGCGAGACCGTCATGGAGCCAAAGTGGCCCATGATCGGCGTCTCGATCTCACCAGCAATGCCAGCACCCGTAACCGTATCCGTCATCGGCTCGATCGTCGGGAGCGTGACGTTGGCAGTACCAAGAAGGTCATTGCCTTCGCCATAAACGCGGAAGGCAATCAAGCGTTCCGGCACATTATTCGTTCCAGCCATCTTTTACCTCCTTAAGCGTAAAGCGTGGTCAGGTTGTTCACGTCATACTCGAGAACGAAGTCGAGTTCGCGAGCCGGGGACGGCGGCGTGACATAAACGTGGAAGCTGAACTTACCGTCCATCATGTCGGTCAACGAGTTTTCAGACTCGAGGAACTCAACGCGGCCACCGAGAATGTACTGGCGAGCCGTTAGGCCATTGAGCCAGATATTGGCGGACGTGATGACGGTATCGATATGACGACGATTAGCAGGCGCATCAAGCTTCTGCCAGAAACTCTGCGTCAGCGTATTGCCGAGCCAGTTGAACATGCGACGGATGCAAATAAAGGCATCCTTCACATCAGTGCCGCTAGGATAGACAGCAGTGCGATTGCCCCAGCACTTCCAACCGCCGATGAAGTTGATCGCAGTCACGACGCCCTGACCATTCAGGTACTCGCCGTTATCGGGACCCAACCAGATCTCCGTACCATCCTCAAGGACAGCCGCGGTCATCTTGAAGTTTTTGTTCGAAGGAGAAACATACGGCGTGTCATCGTTGTCGGCGTCAACCTTGCCGAGAAGAGCGGCAAGCTGAGAACTCATGTGGTATGCCGTACCGTCAAGAGAAAGCATCGGCCAACAAGCAACCTGCATCGGATCGGTGATGTTGTTCGAGTTCTTCCACTGCGCAACAGACGTGTAGCTCTTGACGGAATCCGTCGGAATGTCGATGAGAGCGATCGCACGGAAGTAGCCGTTGATGTTGGACGCCTTGGCGGCCATCACAGCAGCGACCTCGGGCTTGCTCGAGAAGCCGGGAGCGGTAATCGTACCCGGCACAAGGCCGAAGCGCGGGAAGCACTCATCAACAAGTTCGAGGCCGGACTTCACGCCAGACACGTCGACGCCGCCGACGATTTCATCTGCATTGACAGCAGACGGGTCTACCTTGTCGGCAGAGAACGTGAGGCTTTCGCCAGTCGTGCACTTGAAGGTGCCGCCGGGCTCGGTAAGAGAAGCTACGACAAGGTTGCCGTCGCCGTCGAAAGACAAGACATAGTCCGTATCCTTGACGTAAGCAGAAGCAGAGGACGGGGTCAGCGTAACGGACTCAGGAAGAATGCCCGTTTCTTCAATCACGGCCTGCCCGGTCTTCGCATCAAGCGTCACGCTCGTAGTCATAGCGGTCTTCTTATGCTTCGTCGGGTCAAGGACGTTCACAAGGATGATCGGCGAAACGGCAAATAGGGAGAACTGCGCCTTGATCGCTTCGCAGAGCGTGAACTCATGCTTCTTGAGCGTGGGACCGGCTACAGCGGCAGGCGGCACATAACCCAAGGCGGCAACAGCTTCTTCATACGAGTATGCAAGAATCGGCTTGTTGACGCACTTCGGATCGGTCATATTGACCGGAGCCGTGCCGATTACGATCGGAATCGCCGCAGAGACTTCGACCGGAGGAAGCACCGAGGTCGGCACTTCGGAAACGATAACGCCATGTCGGTAAGCCATCGTTAAATCTCCTTAAAGATTTGTTTAGAAAGAGTGTTCAGAAGATCGCCCTGGACTTTGATTCGACGACGGGCGTCATGAAGCTTGTCCAGAGCAACAAAAAGTCCGCACAATGACGGACTCTTTTTTCGAAGTTCTTCGACGTTGGGCGGATACTTGCCCGTGAAAACCGTGTAGCGCTTCAGTACGCCTTGCGGCAAATCGGGACCGACGTAAATCGTCGGACTGACTTTGGCTTTTGCCATCAGAAATCCTCCATGACCGTGACTGGTGACCTAAAAAGCCATTCAGTCTCCATGTCAAGCTGATAGAAGGGGAAAGGCTGATCGGTCGGAAGCGTCCAAGTCACCTCGCCTCGAAGCTGATAGCGCCCGTCAAGGATCAACCCCGGCAAGGACATCAACTTGAGACGGATCCTTTCCATAACGTTCAAGCAATGCTCGTGACCTTCACGGGCGCCATCAAGCCCGTTTGGACAGTAAGCGCCAATGACCAGCACAACCGTTACCGTCGTCTGATCCTGAGTGCTCGAGCCTCGCTCGGCGCGAACCAGAACAAACGGGAAGTCGAGGGCTTCACCCGAACGCTTCGGCGGCAAGTAGTTGTTAATTACCTGCGGCTCTCGGAGTCCCGGCTCATCCTTCGGATCTTTCGGTTGCGTCGGAAGAAGCAAGTCCTTCACAGCGTCCTTCACCAATGCTCGGATTGCTTCACAAAGGTTGTTTTCAACCATGGGGGCTCCTACTTATCTTTGAGAACGGCAGAAATTTCCTTTTCCAACTGCTTGGCAAAGGCCGCCCCCATCTTTTCGCCAACCACCTCAACAACTGACTGATTCCCAACCATCTGAGGAACGGATGGACCAGTTGGCTTTTCAATCTGTTCAACCACCTTGCCCTTATGCCACCCACGGCTTGCCGTGATCTTGCGACCATTACGAGCAAAGATGTGATTGTTGAACTTGAACGCTCGACCTAACGAACTTTCTGCTCCACCTTTCTTGATGAAAACTCTTACAGGCTTCCTGTTAGCGCCAGTGGTGCTTTCATCACTCGGCTTATGCAGATAGTCACGCAACTCGTTTCGCTCGCCCGTACTGATCATCTGACCGTCAAGGCGCGTTCTTGTTGCTCGGTTAAAGGTAACCGTCTTCTTCACGTCGCGAGGGTCAATGTAGTACCGCTTGGCAACTTCTCGTCCAACCGTTGTTCGACCGGATGAAAGTGCCCGATTGATCGAGCGCATGAGTGCACGTTGAATGCCCCCTGGGACTCCCGCGAGCAAGGCCTGTGCACGATCAATCTCTTTCTCGTGACGCTTTCCGCCAAAGCTGAAAACGTATTTCATTGGCTCGCCTTCTCACAAAGGATCACCAGCACGCCGTCTTCGTCGGATACGGAACGGACGTAATACTCAAACCCGTCGATCGAGATGATTTCATCCTCAACAGGGACGGGCTGAATGACCTCCGTACGTACATAGACGCGCAACTGGTTGATGAAAACACCGACGCGGCCCGGACCGTCGTCCTGAGTCATAACCTTGTCGAGCAAAGCTTTGACCCGTAGTCCGTCGATGTCATGCCATTCGGCGAAGATGTTCGGGTCAAGGAAGACGCTGTCGACGTCCGCTTTGAACTGCGACTTGTAGTCAATCATCAGAACCCACTCCCATGTCAGGAATGCCGGCAAAAGCGGCATCAATGCCTGACGGAGCATCAGCGGCCTTGGCTTTGACCTTCACTTTTGCGCGAGGCTTGACTGTAGGCTCCACCTTTGCGGCCTTCGGCTCTTCCGAGCGAACCGCAGGCGAAATCTTCACGGCAAAGCCGCAGGCTGCCAAGTACTCGGCGACCTCGATGTCGACATCCGCTTCTTCACCCTCTGCATATCGAGAGCCTGCATGCAGAACGTTTTGCAAAAAGACGATCTTCATGAACACCCCTTGAAAAAATCAGGGGACAAGCCGAAACCCGTCCCCTCTGTACCTTAGATGCAGTCGACCAGGTGGAAGCCGTTGACCTGCTGGATGACCGGCAGGGGACGGGACTTGATCTGGACGATGCGACCAGACGGATTCGCACGCTGGACCCAGGAATCGGGAACGCGAGCACCTTCATAGAACTTCACATCGTCATCACCGGCAAGAGCCACGACACCGTAAGCGAGCATCGTCTTCGTGTCGGGAGAGGCGAGCAAGCAGGCGGTTTCGGGAACCATCGGAACTTCCTTGCCTTCGTCGTTGATGTACCACTCGTCGTAGGCGTAGATGTCGATGCCGACTTCGTTCAGGTAGCCCATGTACGTCACGCCGCTCGGGAGTTCCTGCGGCTTGATAAAGCCGAGATCAACGCGTCGGTTGTCAAGGCACTTGGCCTCGATGAACTTCTTCATGAGAAGGTCATAGACCTTGGAGCCAAGGATCATGTCACGCGGAGCAAAGCCGCCGTTCTTGACCATAGCTCGCTTGATAGCACGAATGTCGGCGAGGATGTCGGCGGCAGTAACGTCCGTAGCAGACCACTTCTTCGTGAGCGTCGTCTTCGGCTTTTCGTTTTCGCCAAGGCCGCCCCAGAAATTGATAACTTCATCGTACCCGGTGCCCTTGACCGTGACCTTGCCGCTGAAAAGGGCTTCAGCGCACATGGCTTCTTCACGACGAGTGATGATGTCATCAAGATCGGAAAGATCGCGACCGAGAATTTCGGCTGCACGTTCTTCGGGCGTCTTGCCAGCGTAGACCGTTTCGCCCGGGAGACGCTTGAGCATGTCTTCGGCGGTCGTCACACGCATCGGAGAGAGTTCCGGTGCTTCGAAGCTGTTCGTGGAGTAGCCTTCACGTTCAAGGACCACGCCGCCGACCTTCGGATTGACGAAGGGAGCGATCTTGCGACCACCCATGCCGACGATATCGAAGTCGATCTTCTGGGTGTTGAACGTCGGACGATAGCCGAAGTAGCGATCACGAAGCCACGTGTTGTTCGTCTTCTTGCCGGCTTCGACCATGGCCATCATGGTACGGGTAGTGAACATATCCATTTGTGTTTCTCCTTAGATGGACGGCTTGAAGAAGATGCAGACCTTGCGAGCGGAAGCCTTGAAATCGCTCACGAGGGCATCGTTGTCAGGCTTGAAGCTGAGAGCGTTTTCGTTGAATTCACCGGTGAGATAAACGGCGGCCTCGACTGCGGCATCCGTCGTATCGACGTCTTCTGCGAGCACTGCATAGACATCGGAAACCGTGGTCTTGCCAGCGTTAACCGTGCAGAGCGTACCCGTCGCATCGAGAAGGGCACCACGCTTAAGAGCGCCCTGCGAAGCTTTCACCGTCATCGCATCAGCGACTACCGGCATCATCTGAGACGCGGCAAAAAGATTGTCAGCCGTCGTCGCGTACTTTTCCTGTGCGAGCATAAAAACTCTCCTTACTTCTTTTCGAAACCGCGAGCACCGGCGGCGATGATTCGATCAAGCGCCTCCTGATTGACTTCGCCTGGAAGATCAATGCCGTGAACATTGCCTTCAACTGCGGCAATGCCTTCAAGGCACTTGGAGTCTTCCACCATGCCCTCGCCTGCACGCTTGTTGCTTGCCTTTTCGGCCTTGACAATGGCAACGGCAAGTTCTGCGCCGGTCATCGTCTTTTCGCCGTACTTGGCTTCGGCAACCAGCTGTTCGTAACCGGGAAGGGCACAATCTTCGATGTCCTTCATGCGGTCACGCTCAGCCTTTGCGCCTTCAGCACGAGCCTCATTGCGGATAGCCTCGACGAGGTCGGGATAGTCCGCCTTCAAAGAATCAAGATCCATACGGACCTCCTTCTGCTCCGCTTTGATAAAAGCCTTCGGCATGCCGACGAAGTACTTCGCCTCAGCCTTCAGGCCGTTCAAGTTGACAAAGCCGTCGGCGGCAGAGTTTTGAACCGTTGCCGTATCGTCGACCTCATCAGCCAGGCCAAACTCAACAGCTTCTTCAGCCGTGAAGTAAGTCGTGGCATTAACTTTTTCCTTGATCTCGTCAGCCGTGCGGCCCGTCTTCTCGACATAGATGCTGATGAGGTTTTCCTCCAGCTTCTCGATGTCGTCGGCGGCCTTTCGCATATCGTCCGTAGTGCCGACAGCGACTGAACTGACCTTGTGGATCATCATCATCGAACCGCGGGGCATGATTACCTTTGCACCCGGCACACTCGTGATGATCGTGGCCGCACTCATCGCGGCCCCATCGACGCGGAAGGTGATCTCACCCTTATGCGCCTTCAAGAGCGAGTAGATGGACAGGCCCGTGTAGACAGCACCACCGAAGGAGTTGATCGAGATTTCCAACTTCGCATCAGTCGGGATGCTGCGAAAATCCTTCAAAAACTCGTCTTCGTTAAAGCCCTTGTCCCACGGATCGTCCTTCGACCCGCCTACGTAGCCGAAGAGGTCGAGCCTTGCGTTTTCCTCGCCCTCCTTGGCTTTTACGTTCCAAAATCGGTTCATTCTTTTTCCTCCTTCTCCTCGATCGTCCCGCCTGACGTGCTCAAGCCCGCTGCTTTCAGCAGCGCTTCTTCTCGCGTTCGCGTTCTGACGATGGACTCCATGCGCATGCCCGTCATCTCAGCGGCTTCACGACTGATCGTGCTGAAGCCGTTCTTCACGCGGACAACTGCGGCATTCGCTTCCTTAAGCGGATCGAGCTGGCCCTGAGCGTCGCCGTGCCACTCAGCACCACTCCACGCGGCACGAACTGCAGGATCAGAGAAGAAGCCAGGAGCCTTGATGCGACCCTTGGCGACGGCCTCTGCCAGCCACTCTTCGTAGACAGGCTGACAGAAGGAAGACACAAGCCAGTCGCGGCGCATGCGGAACATCTTCCAAGCCTCAAGCAAAGCGGCGCGACTTGCGCTGTAGCTCGAAGTGAAGTGCTTGAGCAAAAGTTCGTACGGAATCTCGAGTGCCGCGCCAATGTGGCGGCAAACTGCCTGCACGTAACCGTCAAAAGCGACGGACGGACGCTTCGGGTCCGCGATCTCAACCTTCTCGCCTTCGGCCAACTGGACGATTGCGCCATTCCCAAGCTCGTAAGCCTGAGGGTCAGGATCAACCCTCTGCATAGCAGGAAGGCCGCCACCACCGAAAGGCTCATCTTCTGACGGATTCGGCGTCGTCACGAAAACCGTGAACATGCCGCTAATCACGGCAGCCATCAGTTCGGCATCGCTGTAGCGCTTCAATTGCTTCAGCTCTTCGATGACAGGTGCAAGAATCGGAACGCCTCGACGCTGTGCCGGTCGTTCCACATCAGTCATCACGTGAAGAACATTGCGTCGTCCAGTACGCTCGCCGAAAATCGGTACTCGCGTCCACTTGACGCTTGCGGCTTCAAGCGCTCTCGGGATCGCACGAGGATGCTTGTTCGCCACATAGACCGCCACGGCATCGCCATACTTGCCGACCTCAACGCCGCCTAGAACGTTTTTACCGACAAGGTTTTGGCTGAGCGGATTGCAAACTCGGTCGGCCTCAATGATCCCTACGCGCATGTCGTAGATCGAGCCTGCGCGTCGAATCATCGGCATCACGACAAAGCAGTCGCCGCTCATGAGCGTCGAGAGAACGACAAGGGATTGAAGCTGGTAGAAGTTCTGACGACGTTCCGCGTCACACGCTACAGACTCAGCCCACAATCGCCACTCGCGCTCCGCGTTGGCTTCCCACTCACGAGCCTCTTCATCAGAAAGCCCGAGGAAACGCGAATCTACCTGAGCATTCAGGCTCAAGCCGGACCCCACGACGTTCGTTCGAATCGTCTTCAAAGCACCCGTTGCAATCGGAGCCGTCATGAAGAGCATGCGGGAACGTTCGCGCAAAGTCTCGATGTTGTCTACGATGTCTTCGTCCGCGTCGGTCGTTCCGCTACGCCAGCCGATCATCGACTTCTTGGCGTAGCTTGCGCCGCCGTGCGAGTAGCCGGAGTTCAGAAGCATCATCCTCTGTCGAGAGGCGACGCGGCTCAATGCCCAGCCGGGCGCAATTGCGCCAATGGCTCTATCTAAAAGATTCATCGCGTCATCTCCTACAGGTCACGAGGCACGCCACGATAGACGCGGCTTCTGCCCGCGGCCTCAAGCGCCGTAACTTCCTTTCGCCAGTACGCGATCATGTCCATGATCTGGCGAAGACTTGCTCTAGTCAGCGACCGAGTGCCGATCGTGTACGACTGACCGGCGGCAACAGCCTGAGAAGCCTCAATCCAGAGCTGGAGATTCTTCTTCGCTTCTTCAAGCGTGATCCAAGCCATGCGGCCTCCTAAAAAGAAAGCCGCCTGACAAGATCAGACGGCAGTTAAAGTTGAATGCCTCGAGAGACGGTCCCTCGACGACGAACGCGCCTTTGAGGCGATCGAGACTCAGCGACCTTCTGGCCCGTGTAGTAGCGCTCGAGCACGTCGAAGTTTGGCGTCAGAAGCTCCATCGCCGCAGTCGCATAGACCGCGCAGTCCAAAGTCTCATTGCGCTGGCGAAGCTTCACCCAAACAAGTCTCGAGCCGTTCTTGTCTCGGACGACTTCCTGCTTTTCAGCGGTAAGCTGCTTGAAGAAGTCTTCCGTGAAGCCCGCGTCCTCATTCGCATCAAAGTGAACGAAGTTCGGACCGGCTTCGGGCACATCAAGGCGATCCATCACCTTGCGCTTGCCTGCATCGACGCCAAGCGGGAAAAGCACGGCCTTCTCGGTACCGGCTCGACTCGGCTTGCCTACGAAAGGCAAGTCCGCGCCACCTCGGCCCTTGATCGAGAAAACTCTCTGACGCTCCCTCGCCCGCGTGTAGGCGTACACATTGTTCGTGTATAAGCCGTCACCTGAGTCAATGAAGACACAAGAGATAGGCATCTTCACGCCGCTCGAATGTTTGTACTCAGTCTCGAGCACGCCGTCGAGCATGTTCCACGTCTGTGGGTCATCAGGCGAGCCGTAAAGCACGCGATGACAAATCCCCCAGCACTCGCGGTCGTGGCCCCAGCCGTAGATGGAGCACTCGAGGCGATTGCGCTGAACGTCTACGCCGGCGGTCAGCATGAGGACTCCTTCCGGCAAATGCTCAGTCGGATATTCCTCGCGTCGGTCTAACAGCTGGTCAAAGTCCCCTTCATCGGGATTGATCGCTGTGAAAGGTTCTCCAAGCTTCAAGTTGATGAACTCCCTCAGCTTTTCGCGATTGTTTTCAGCAGTGCACGAAACCCACTCCTCGACCAAGCCGTGAAGCGTGACCCAAGGCGAGTAAAGCGCATTGCATTGATACCCCTTGACCGAATGGCCGGGGTTATGCGCGATCCATCGACCGGTAGACAGCATATTCAGGTCAGGACGGTACGGGCCGCGCGTCTTCGCGCCGCACTCAGGACAGTACATTGCCGCAGTCATCGGAAGCGCATTCCCGTTCTCGTCCTTGTCCCACCTGACCAAATCCCACACGAGGCGATGTTCATGACCGCAGTGCGGGCACTTGACGTAGAAGTACCGCTGATCCGACTCCTTGAAGGCTTCGTAGATCTTTGATTCTTCCGTCGTGGTCGGCGTCGAGACAAGCACAATCTTTCGACTGGCTTCAAAGTTCGCGGTACGCTGTACCGCAAGCTTGATCGGATCACCTTCCTTCGTCACGCCGTAGCGGTCAACTTCGTCGCACAGAAGGACGCGAATCGGGCGCGAAGCCAAACCCGCAGGGGAATTGGCACCGACAAGCGCCAGATAGCCGCCCGGGTAGTGCTTCATGCGAATCGTCGTCGACGACTTGCGAGAAGTCCCCTTCTCGTCCTTGCCTTCCTCAAGTTTTCCCTTGAGCCCAGGCGAGTAAGCAAACATCGGACTGATGCGCTCTTTCGAGAAAGCCTCTGCCATTTCAACCGTCGGTTGAAGCATCAGCTGCGGAGAAGGCTCTTGGTCGGCGTAATAGCCCATGATGCCAAGAAGCGCTTCCGACTTGCCGAGCTGAGAACTGAACATTAAAACAACCTTTTCGGTCTCGCGATCAGTCGCAGCATCCATCGGCTCTTTCAGGTATGGAGTTCTACTGGTGCGCCACTTGCCCGGCTCAGGCGACGTGCCCGGCGGTACGACGCGGAACTCGTCCGCCCATTCGCTACCCGTCAGGCGTGAGATAGGTCGGCAGATACGAGCAAACTCGTCACTCCAAATCCCCATCTTTCACCTCTTCGTCGGCAGAGAATTGGCCGCCGTGAATCTTCTCAAGAAGTTCGTTGAACATCTGCTCCAAAACGGCCTCAACGTCACGCTGGCTTCTGTGCTCGAGCAGGCCCGCAAAGCGAGAAGGAGCGGCAAGGCAAAAAGAGCGAAGCCTTTCAGCCGTTGCACGGGCATCCGCTTTCACGTCGGCCACGGCAACGAACTCGCCGCGCATAACCTTCGCCTCCATCTCCTTGATCTCAGCGAGGTACGTTTCCTTCTTCGCGCGAGCTTCATCAAATGACAAAAGGCCTTCGGCTTCTGAAGCTTCCCTTTCTCGTTCTTCTTTTTCACGGGACTTTTCTTCGTCCAGTTGAGCAACAATTTTCAGCGCATCATCGACCGGAATCTTTCCGTCAGTGGTTTTTGGAATGATGTTGCGCTGGCACTGCGAGACCACCCAAGAATGCGAGCGACCAATCATCCTCGCAAACTCTCGAATTCCCGCTGTTTTCAGCGACATACGCTCCTCCAGTAAACACAAACAAAAGCCGAGCGATAAGCCCCTTTTTAGTGGTCAGACCACGTTTTGAAAAATTGCATCTAGACGACCTTCGGGACTCGCAAGCACCCGCAGGCCTTAATTCCCCTCTGGGAGAACCTACTGCAAGATAAAATGCCTTGCTACATCTTTGATGCTCCCCTCCCAATCCCAGGGATTGGAAGGGGATCATCAATCGTCATACAACGGCCAAAGGATTAGTAATGCAAGAAATATCCACGACACCGAACAGCTCTCCTCAAATGAATCAATTCAACAGCTTTACGGACTTCATACTCGCCAAGATGCTTGACGAGTACAAGATGTTCGCCGTTGATCTTCACAACACCCAGCTCAACGTAGTTAAGAATTACCTTTGGCTAAGCGCCATGATCGGCACTGCTGGCGGCTCAATACTCGCCTGGGCTGAGCTTTCTATGAAGTCAAATAGATCGGCTAGCACAAGCAAAGAAAAAGCGGCCTATCCAGAGGGTATCGGATAAGCCGCCTTTCAACAAAACAAACAGGAAACTACAAAGCGTCCCAGAAATCCCTTTCGCTCACGATTGCAAGCTTCGCTCCATTTTTCCGAAGCTCAACAGCATGCTCGACCTTCCTGCCATAACACGAAAAAGCCCAACTCCTATTCCCGGCATCACCGACGACAAGATAGTCGACCTTTTTAGAGACGTTTGGTTTGACAAAGCCGCCGGCGTTTATGATTGCCTCGCAAACTTCCTCACGACAGCAGCGCTTAAACTCGCCAGTCACGCAAAAGGTTTTTCCTTCAACCTTTATGTCTGGCGAGACGGCGCAAATACCAGAGATTTGATATTTGCTTTTCAGCTCTAACAGTTTTTCTTTGGAGATTGATGTTGAATTGCTTGAATCAACGAAATCCCCAATGAAAGCCATTATTTGCTCGCGCTCTTGAGGAGAAACCTCTCCGTCGTGCGTTGCGCCAACAAGCAAAGAGGCAATCTCATCATACGGATAGCTTCCTGCCAAATATTCGTGCTCGAAAACCCAGTCCCTGAGAGCATTCAACTCTTCATCCGAACACTTTTCATCGACAAGAATGCCATGAAATATTCCGTGAAGCTCCTGAAGTCCGGCTTTGATCATGTCATCACGATCAGTCCACTCTGACAGCCGATCAGCAAGCCAAACCATATCCTCGAGTTCGTCCTGATCGATCTTTCCATCCGACAAATAATCTTCAAGATGTTCAATCACCAGATCCCAAGGATGGTACTCGGCTAGCTCAGCATTTTCCTCGACCCAAGCACGGATTTCACCTTGCTCGGCCTCATTTACCTGACCATCGAAGCAAACGCCACGAAGCAAGCCAGAAAGGCTCCTCAAGGACTTTTGCCGCATCCGACGGCCATTAAATTTCAAGTGCTCCCGCGCACCATATGCTCGAATACTTTCTCTCTCCATGGAAAACTCCGATACACAAAAGAGTGGTTAATTCCATCTATAGCGAATCTTAAGCTTTGGAGAATGCATAAAGCAAGAGCTCCAAACAATTATTTGCTGGGGCTTATTGTCTTCGGGCACGCCAAAGCTCCCATTTCGGGAGCTGCGGAGTCAAACCGAGAGCCAACTGCTCTATCAATACCCTTTTATTTTACCACCTTTTTCTCAATTGTTTCAACGATCTCGAACAACTTTGCTACCGCTCTTTCTTTGTGCATAAGGAAGGTTTTCTGTCCCAGCGATAACTTCTGCTCGATCACGCTTGGAGAGGTGAAGCAACAGTAGTAGAGCCTTAGGAGATTTCGGGAGACATTGGTTAGACGTTTGTCTCGGTAAGCCTCATCCAGTAGATCGGCATCTGCCAGGTCTATGCCTTTTGCGGCAGGGATGGATCGTTTGATTGGGGGTTGCTCATCCTCTTCCGGCTGGCGATCGTAGTAGTACCGAAGTGACTCGCAGAAAACTTGGGTCGCACCTTTCTTCGCTCGAGGGCATTCGCGGTTTGCTCGCGCCCAGTTGCGAAGTCGCTGTTCTTGCTCTTTCGTGATCATTAGAACTCCTCAATCTTCCAGCCGCCGCCGTCCTTCTTTGCTTGCTTGTATACGGCTTTGAAAACGAACGGAAACTTCTCAGCTGCTACCTTGACCTTCACACGTGCATCGTCGGTCCAGTAGCCTTTGACCTCGTGCATCTCCATGACGCCGTCAGCTCGTAGAACAGCGAAATCTGGCGTGTAGCGGCATCCATCTGCGAGCTTAAGAGTGACGCCTTCAAAGGCATACCAGACGATCTCCTGCGCGTTTCTGGCGGCTTCTAGCGTGGTTGCATAAGCCGCCTCTGTGCGGTTCATCTGGCCGGACTTCATGCGCCCGAGCGCGAAGACTTTTCTATTCATGTGCGAGTCTCTCGAGGTCGGTGCGTTCCATCAGTCGCAGCATGGAATCTGCCTGGTGCTTTGCGGCGCGAAGAGCCTGCTTGACGTGCTTTCGGTTTTCTGCACGATCCCAAACGTGATTTCTCACGTGCTGGCTTTCATCTGCACAAACGATCGCGTCGATGGTCGTCTCGAGCGTCTTGAGCGTTTTAGCCATGCGCGGTAGTTCGTCAGGCGTGAAGAGACTGGTCATTTCGCGCCTCCAAAGCGTCCGTTGTAGAACGGCTCACCGCCAGCGAGGATCCAGCCCTTGATATTCAGGAGCGACAGGCTTTGCTTGTAGAGAGGTACGTAGATGAGCGCGTCGTCCTCCCGATATCCGAAGACCCTGAAGCTCTTGACCGGACGCCCGTGCCAGGCTCTGAGCAGGAAAAGGCATCGCTCGCCGATTTTGGGGGCATTGAGCTTTCCGTCCTTCTCGATCGGCTCAAAGTCCTCGTCCTTGATTTCAGACATGCGAGTGTTACGAGTGGGTTGCATCGGTTTCTCCTTTTGCGATTTTGAGTTGTTCAATTTCGTCGGGGCGCAGGCGCTGTGGCAGGCCCGCCTTCCGCATCTGCCACGTGCCCGCCTTTTCGAGCTTTAGTGGCTTTTCGGGGATCAGGCGACAGCTGTTGCCGAATCGGCGCTTTTGCGGCTTGGCCCAGACTTGCCCTGCCTCGTCGACTTCGTACTGGTCGAAGCCCTTGATGTTCCACCTCATAACGTCCTCCTGTGGTCAATATGCTTTTGCTCATTCGTCCCAGTCATCGCTCTCAAAAATCCATGCAACGTACATGACGAAAAGCAGGACGATCCCTATAAGGCATTCGATTTCGTCCGTCATGCGAGCACGCTCCTTAGCCAATACAGCGATGAAACAACGGCGGAAGCCGCGTACACGGCCGCAATCATTGCCGATATGCCTCGCAGAAATGGCGGCGTAATCGAATCACCCAAGACCTGTGCCCGATAAGCTGCCTCCTGAAAAGCCCAAAAGATTCCGAGCGTGAGCACGCCGAAGGCCAAGATCGAAAAGAAGAGTTGCGCAAAGTTCATCTCTTAGCCCCTCCAGTCGCGAAAAATCCATGCGATTGCGACTATGCCAACAACGACCGTGAGCACGCACATGTAAGTCCAAAACCCTGTCATTCTCGTTACCTCTCTGGCTCCCCCGTGAGATGATTGAAGGTGTCTCCCCAGACAGCCCACCAACCAACCCACGGAGGAAAGCTTGTTAGAAATTGTTCAATTCGTTTTTTCTGTTATGCCTGTTCAGATCTACATCCCGATCCTTCTGCTTCTCTGGTGGCTTTGGTCAGGAAAGCAATGGCCCAAAATGGTCGTTGCCGTACCCGATACCGGCGGTAGCCAAGCCGCGCTCACCATCGCAGAAGCCAGCGCGCTTCGCGAAGCGGACTTCTCAGCCCTATGCCTGTCCCCTACGCCCTTCTCCGTTGCTCCGACCATCGCGCCACAGTTCAGGTGCGCCGTAGTCGACATCGGCATCAACAGCGAAGGCCGACTGAAGCAGACGCTAGTGCTGAACTTCTCTTCGCACCCGGATGTCGTCATCCTGCTCCCGCTCCCCACAACGTGGGACGCCGTATGCCGGCTAATGCTTCGCCCAAGGTGCGCGTACATCAAAACGTTCCATCAGCCCAAGCCCAAAGGCCCGAGAGTGATCAGCTCCGGCGTGAGGTTATGATCCTTTCCTCTTCAGGCGGCACGACGCTCGACTCAACCAGGCCGATCAGAATCTGGTCGATCTCTTCACGAAGCCTGTGCGTCGTGTCTGCCACTTGCCCGATGTCAGGGAACTTGCCCGAGACGGTTCCTCTCAGGGCTTCCTCGAGTTGATCGAGGCTCTTGCGAGCGGCGACAATACCCTCACCGGCCTTAGTCAAGGCCTTGTTTCTTTCGTTCATAAATTCAACTGTTAAAAATGTCTGATTCATTCGTAGCTCCTTCAATCAACGTGGATTCATTTGTTTGCCCTCACTGCGGGATTCACTCTCAACACACCACCGTCCCCGTAATCGAGTCAATTCACCCAGACCAAACGAGGAGCGAGCTGTATCACTCGCACAAATGCACTGAGTTTGTTGGAGCAGATACTTTTGTAGAGCGGTATGACTACAGCAAACTTATGATTAAAAAGTGCATGTGCTGTAATGGCTTTACCTTTTTTGTTAACAAGAAGCTGGTATGGCCGGATCCCGCAACAGTTAAGCCATCGGAATACATGCCTATGACGATGCTTGAGCCATATAACGAAGCCCAAAGCATTGCTAGCCGCTCGCCTTCCGCCGCAGCGGGCTTGTTGCGCCTTGCGCTTGAACGATTCTGTGAATACCGAAACATCAAAGGTGGCAATCTGGCTTCCCGAATTGATGCTCTTGGTCTTCCGAAGCAACTTGCTGAAGCCGCTCACGCCTGCCGTCACCTTGGTAATGACGGCGTTCACGAAGGCTTTATCTATTACGACAAAGAAGCTACGTTTGAAATCGTCAATCAAATGTCTCGTCTTCTGAATCTGATCGTCGATCAAACAATTGGACTCGAGGAGCAAACAAAGTCGCTGATTGAAATGCACAACAACCGGAAGTGACATCAGATCAACTCCTCAATGCTCATGATTCGCTTTCGTTGACTTTCACCCTTGAAGTACAGGAAGACGCTCGAACCATAAATGCGGTTAAAAATTCGTTCGCCCAACTTCGCCTTGAGCGTGTTGGGATTGCTTTCCTTTGTGTCGGGCTTTACGTCAGGCAGAAGGTTCGTGACGTAGATGGTCGGTAGGCGCCGTGAGTAGCGCACGTCCAGTAGCGACATGAGCTGCGACTCCTCATAGGACGATCCGTTCTGCACGCCGATCTCATCGATGACGAGGAGCGGTGCCTTTACGAGGGCGTCATAGTCTGCCGTGTCGGCCTTGAAGGCATCTGCCTTGCGAATGGCGCGGAGCACGTCCCACATCGGCACGTAGAGCCCCTGCACCTTGCCGAGAAGCTCCTGCAGAATCGCGCATGCCATCATCGTCTTGCCGGTGCCGCACTGGCCGTAGAGGCAGAAGCCGACGCCCTTTGGAGCGATCTTCTCGAAGTGGTCGACGTAGAGCCGGGCCTGACGAAGCGCCTCATGGAGCTGAGCATTCGTCTCACGGAAGCCCTTGAGCGTCTTGCCTACGAACTCATCAGGAATGCGTGCGCGGCGCAAAGCGGTAGCGTGAGCTTCATTCTTTGCGTCTTCGGTGCGCTTGCGTTCCAGGGCTTCGGCTTCGTCATGCTTGCGCTTCTGCTCAGCGATGAACTCAGGCGAGTTCCTGCGCTCCTCTTCGCACTTGGGACACTTGCTTGTGTGGACAATCCGACCAGAGACGATTGCCTGCTCCGCGATGTACTTCCCGTGCTTTGGGCATGTCACCTCAACCGGTCGAGAAAACGTTCCCTTCAAATCCATTAAAAACTCCCGTCTCCGTAGTAGGCTTCATCAAAGATGAGCGGCTTGTTGTTGCGTGGTGTGTATGACTGGCTCTGCGGCCTGCTCTTGGCGAACTCTTCTGCCTTTGTCGTCCACGTTCTCCAGGCGGCCAGCCAATTGCTGAACTTGTTGTCCTTCGAGATGTGGAAGTTGACGAACTTGGTGAACTCAGTCTGAGCGTTGATGCTTGGATGCTTTGCTTGTGCGTACTCAAGGTATTCAGGCGGGATGGGATCGTCAGGCGAGAATGGGCAGCTTGTCTTTGGCTTGGCTCTTGTCGCCTTCGGCTTTTCGACCTTTTTACCGTCGTTGGTAAGATGGTCGGTTTCCCACGGCGCTTGCGCGGGCAAGCTATTACTTGTTCCCTTTACTTGTTTAATTACTTGTTCATTTACTTGTTCGGGTGTAGTTTCATACAGGGGTGAACTGCATTTTTCTACAGGGGTCCCCTGCACTTTCCTACACCCCTCCCATGCACTTTCCTTCAGGGGTGTACTTTCCTTCAGGGGTGTACTTTTCTTCAGGGGTGTACTTTTGTCAGGGGGAGTCGAATCTTGCAGGGGTCCGCTTTCCTTCAGGGGGTCTGCCGTTGGCAGCCTGTTCAAATGCAAGGTGAAGTAACGCATTTGACCAGGCGCCTGAGTTGACGACACGTAGCCAAGATCGTGCAAAACTTTTAACGTCGTGCGAACAAGACGATCGTTCACGCGAGAAATTCGCGCAATTTTCTCGGTCGACGGGTAACAAGCCCCCGTTTCCGGATTTTGGAAAAACGCAAGGGCTTCCAGCACATCGACCTGAGTGCGATCGGACAATCCCGACGCGCGGACTTTATGCATAGCCTCGTAACTCATTCAAAACCTCATCGACTGGTTTTGATCATTTGCAAAACGTCAGCGGCAAACTGACTGACTTCCTCCGGCTTACAACCAGTCAGACGGCAAAAAGGAGCAAGGTAGTTCCGCGTGACAGAGTTCTTGGAAACCCACCGCTTGACAGTCTGGCGGGAAATCCCAAGATCGTCGGCGAGTTTTTGCTGAGTGCCGTATCGAGAGATGGCATCTCGAACAGAAACTTTCTTCATGTGGTACCCCATACAAAATTAATGGTACCGATATAGTACCATAGTTGGTAATCATGTGGTACCCTAAGGCGGTCCGTTTATTGGTACTATCTGAGTACCAAAGGAGGCCTTATGTCATTCCCTGAACGCCTAAAAGCTCTGTTAGCAGAGCGGCAAATTTCAATGCGCGAGCTAGGCCGCCGCATTGGTGCAAGTCACGTAACAATCGGCAAGTGGCTGTCTGGCATTCAGATGCCATCCGATGAAAACCTAGAGGCGTTGTCGGAGTTCTTTCGCGTCACGCCAGCTTTCCTTAAGTTTGGCGACACCGTTTTGACGCGTCCGCAGACGCTTGAACTGGATGAAGACGTTGTGTCCATTCCGGTCCTTGACGTTAAGGGTTCCTGCGGTTATGGCGGTGAATTCACACAGGCTATTCAACTAGTCCAGATGCTCCGAGTCACCAAGCAGTGGCTGCTTTCTAAGTCCGCATCATCGCTGAACTTCCAGACGCTTCATATCATCACAGCTGACGGCGACAGTATGGAACCGGGCATCAGACGCGGCGACTTTGTAATTGTCGATACGTCTCAGAATCGCTTCGTCGCAGACGGCCTGTACGCTATCCAGTACTCGAACTCCATCTTCATCAAGCGCGTTCAGATTCACCCCGGTGGTAAGGTTGAGCTAATTTCTGACAACCCCAAATACAGACCGATTCAACTTGAGTCATGCGAAACAATTGAAATCGTCGGCAGAGCCGTTCTTTGCTTCAATGTGCGCGAACTCTAACGCGCGATAACAATTCGCTCCGCCCAATCCCGCCTTGTGCGGGATTTTTTTTGTCCGTCAAAACAGCATTTGATCCACGTCAACTTTCTCGCCATTTTTGGTAACCTGACACTACCACAGTTGGTACCCATGTGGTACCATGACAGTACCAGATGTGGAACGCATTGCGTTCCACTTGGTACCCAAGCCGCAAGGCTTGGCGTCGATGGGAAGGGCATCGAATCTCGGCACTTAGCTGTGTCGGGGACCGCCTGAGAAGCGGCTGTAGCTTTGGCTAGAAGGGTCTAGCGACGCGCAGTACAGCTCAGACCGGTAGTCGCAAAGGTCGCGCATGAAAAGTGAGCGGACGGCTGGAGGGTATCTTCCAGTGCGGTTGGGTTGGGATCCACCTGCAAGCGACACATCGCTACACCCAAGTAGATCGATCAGGATCAGTCTTCGGACAGAGGGCATGTTAGCCCCGAGCGGCCTGAGCGCAGACGATGCGCAGCCGTGACCTGATCGAAAGCCGATCTAAGCGTTTTCTAACGAGAGCGCTTGGATGGGCTTTCGTTTGCCAGAGAGCCTGTGGCGCTGTAGAGTAAAGAAATACCTACCAACGTCTGGAGTCAAAATGTATTTTGAAGATAAAGACGTCTATTTGATGTCTGGCGAAATCAACAAACAATGCTTCATTGCATTTTCTAAAATTCTGGCGTCAGTCACGGAGAAGAAACCGAAGGCCGTGCTTTTCCTTTCGACTTACGGCGGCGAACCCGGTGCCGGGTATCGCATCACCAGACTGCTCCAGCGCTCCTACCAGCACATTCGATTCGTGATCCCGTACATGTGCAAAAGTACAGGGACGCTGATGGCAATAGGCGCAAACGAGCTGGCGATGGGAGACCTATCTGAATTTGGTCCACTGGACATTCAGGTCCGACGAAACGATGAGTTCTACGAACACAGTTCTGGTCTAGACCTGGTCGAGTCGATGAACTTCATCAACGAACAGATGAGACGCTCATTTGCGGAAACGCTCGTGGATATCCGAATGGGATCCCGCCTTACCACAAAGCTCTGCGGTGACTTTGCAACAAAAATCTCCGCATCCATTGCAGAGCCTTTGTATTCTCAGATCGACCCTCAGAGGCTCGGCGAACTGCAGAGAGCGATGAAGATCACCAGCCAGTATGGCTTCAGGCTCAAGGAACGTTCTCAATCCATTACAGAAGAAGGTCTAAACAAACTCGTAACCTCGTACCCTGAACACGGTTTTGTGATCGACAAGGAAGAAGCACGCGAAATCTTCTCCACGGTCACGGACACCAATGAGCATGAGGAGGCAGTCATAAAACTTTTCAACGAACTATTCATGACGCCAAGTCGACAAATAGTTTCGACAATAACTCTCGACACCTTAAGAGGTTGCAATGGATACGAGCAAATTCAGGAAACTTTCGAAGGAAGCAGCCGCGCCTCCTCTTCAAATGAACGACCAGCAGAAGAATACGGGGGAGTCTCAGAAAACCAACTGCCTTCTGAGTCAGTACCTGACGAACAGCAATCCGTGGACACACGGAATCTGCAGGAAAGACACCCTGAAGGATAAACGAGCTTTCCCTCTGAACTAATGCTAGCCCTCGGCACACGCCGGGGGCTTTTTTTCGCCTCAAGACAATGCAAAAGATCAAAGATTTCGAGACCTTCGCCGCCGGGTACTTCCTCGGACTCGGCATTAAGAAGCCGACCGCAGAGGACATCTGCAGGCTCAGCGTTGAGTGCAGAGCGTTCGCCGCTGCGCTCAGCTTCTACATGTTCACAGACCCCTACGTGCTGTCGAAACTGCGAACGCCTGAGAAATACGAAGCGGTCGCGAAAAACATCGAGCGCTTCATCCAGGCACTTCCGTAAAAGGCTACGAGGGCAAACGGCGTGACGCAGATATGCGCCGGTCTGGCGGCTCACTAGGCCAGATCCCAAAGCCGGGGCATCTGCAGGCGAGAGGCTTTTGCGTTCACCCCGGCTCCCTCACCCCACTTTCATCAGAAGGCATTCACGTGCCGCCGGCCACTGCGGCGTGGCATCTCCTAGGGCGGCATCTGAATGCTTTTTTCATTTTTCGGAGGCGTCATGAAGCGCGTCATTTCTTATCTCGAAGAGCTCGCCCGCCGCACCTACTTCGGCACGGACGGCACGGAGCCAGTCCGCTCTGGCGTACTCGGGTACTTCATCGAGGGCCTCGAAGGACTGATCGGGTTCTTCGGCCTGGTGATCCTGCTGGCGATGGCGGCTGCCACCCTCTGCCACTGGATTTTCGATTAAGGAGAACGATATGGCTTGGAACTACCCCGACGGATGCGGCCCCGACGACTACGAGAAGTGGTTCGGCCCCGACCCCGAAGACGAAGAGGACGAGGACGAAGACGAAGACGAGGACGAAGAGGAGGACAGCGAGTGAGCTTCTCCGATCCGGTCCGCATCATCGACCACATCCCCCAGGATTTCGACATGAAAGCAAACCACAAACGCCGGCGATACAAGCAGCCGGTACAGCCTCGCGCGGAGGCACACACCAAGGCTCAGCCGGCGAAAGCCCCTGAGCCTTTTTCATGCGAGCGCCCCGGACGCATCTGGACGCTCATCACCTTCTTCGGTGCGCTGGCCGTCATCGCTGGCGCGCTCATCACTGGAGCATGGAGTAACGAATGAAGACGTTGACTGACATCGCGCGAAGCATCGCGCAGCAGGCAGAGCATACGCCGAACGCGGACATCGACGAGCTCTGCGAGAACTACGTCACGAACAGGCAAGAAGAAGTGCTTGCGGCGTATCTCGCAAATCCCGAAGCTTCACTCGAGCTCATTGGGGCGCTCACGAGCCTTAAGGACGCAAGCTCGGCAAGAGAGGTCACCAAGATCATCGGCACCATCACCGACGAGCTCGATGACGCGCTCTTCGACGCGACGGAGATGATCGCGTATCGCGTCGACTGCATCCTCGACCCTGAGCCGGGCTTTGAATGCCCGAAGGAGTAGTCATGACGATCGCAACACTTGAGCCGCTCGAGCTACCGATGCCCGAGCCTGAGGACGAGGTCGACTTCGACCCGTACCCCGAATACGCCACGCGAGACGAGTTCGAACGAGCCCAGTGGTTCGGCGAACGTGCAAAGCGTCCCGAGCCGATCTACGACAAGTCGCTTGAAGACTTCTACGCCATCGGCGACGACGAAATCCCTTTCTGAGGACAAAACATCATGACAGACCAAAACTCCGTGCCGCAGGTACACGCGTCAATCGTTGCTGTGGCCGACGCTCTGCGCGAACAGGGGATCAGCAAGAATGACACGGTGAGCGGAGGCGGCAATTACCGTTATCGCGGCATCGACTCAGTGTACGCAGCCCTCTCCCCTCTCCTTGCGAAACATCACCTCTACATCGCACCAGTGAGAATGGAGAAAGAACCCGAAGCGGTCAGCGGCAAGATGCGTCTCATCCGTCTGCAGATCACGTATCGCGTCACCTGCTCCATCGACGGATCCTACATAGAGGTCGTCACGCTTGGCGACGGCATGGACACGGGCGACAAGGCATCTGGCAAGGCCATGAGCTACGCATACAAGAGCTTGATGTTTCAACTCTTCTGCATCCCCGTCGTGGGCCAGCCGGACACCGACAAGGACGCAAGCCCCGAAGAGCCGCCCCCCTTCCTGACCGAAGACATCATCGCTTCAGCACGGTGTGCCGCGGACTCCGGCTTGGAGGCGTACAGGGCCTTCTTCGCAGGCATCACCCCCGACCAGAGAAAAGCGATGGTGAGCTCTGGCCTTCACGAAGAACTCAAGTCCACGGCGGCCAATGCCGACGCCGAGGCCGCATCAATATCTCACTAAGGAGAAACAATGGCATCCGTAAACAAGGTAATCATCCTCGGCAACGTCGGTCAGGATCCCGAGATTCGCCAAGGAAACTTCATCGTCGCCGCCCTCTCTATCGCAACGACGCGAAAGTGGCGAGACAAGGCCGGTGAGACTCAGTCTGAAACGGAGTGGCACCGCGTCTCCGCTTTCGGCCGCCTCGCCGAGATCATCAGCCAGTACGTCCGCAAGGGCGATCCGATCTACATCGAAGGCCGCCTGCGCACGCGCAAGTATGAGGACAAGCAAGGGGTCGAGCGTTGGGTCACTGAAATCATCGCAGAACAGCTCCAGCTTCTCCGCCAGAAGGACAGCGACGAGAAGCCTGCGCAAGCCAAGCCTGCTGCACAGCGACGCGCTCCCGAGTCGACATACGACTCTGACGTACCCTTCTGACCATCTTGACCACGCTGTCAAAAAGGTCAGTCATTCGATTTTTTCGAATAACTCAAGCCCTCGGCACGGAGCTGGGGGCTTTTTAGGCCATCACGGGAGTTCAATCAATTTGAATTCTTTTCTTCCTCTTAAAGAATTCAAATCTCTCGAAGTTGCGCAAAAATAAATCCTATTCGCAATAATGTCCGCAGCTCGAATTGGAGCTCGGCTCTTTGAATCGCAAAAATGCAACTCTACACTTTGAAGATTGGGGAAAATTGGCTCGTGGAAGACACTCCACTTCAAGTTGAACGTCCCAATCTTAAACTCTTGCTCTAGCGCTTCTCTGAGCTCATAACGGCCATCTGTTGCGGTCGCATGCTCATCCACATAAAAGCGAATTTTGCTGACCTTGCATGGTTCGATCGTTCCTTCACGAATCAAGGCCTCGAATTTTCTTTTGATCGCAATCTTGAACGCATAATCAAGATATCTTTGCTTTGTCTTCTTGTTGTTAAAGATGTTGGGATTAACCCGATTCTGATGAATGACAACTCCAAACTTGTGAAAATTATTCAACGACCTAAACAACTTGGACTTACCGCTGTTTGACAGACAACACGCCTTCGCTTCATCGTCATTAGCAAGCCCTTCCTTTGCCTTGATTAGTTTCTCAGCGTGTTGGTAACGCCTGGTGGCTTCGTCCGCTTCAGAATACGATAACGCCACAAGGCCGCCGAATACAAAATATTCATTATGCTGTCGATCAAAGACGCCAGACTCGTCGGAATAAACGTATATGTCCATATTCTGAAGATTAGGAACAGGTGGCAGATAAAAGAAAAGCCGCAAACTGCGGCTTTTCCCCCTGCGGTCGGCTATCTTGAAAGATCGCTTAAACGTTAATTCGAGCACGCAGAGTATACGGCGTAGCCTTGACTACCCGCACTTAGATCGTAACCGCAGCACCCAGACTTGTCAAGGTCATCGCCCTGCTTTTTGACAACGCGCCTGTGTTTCGGGTATGCTTCTCGTGTCGACACCGCAATGGTGCGACGCGGGATTGGCGTCCCGCATATGAGGCGGTCAGCCGCCACTAGTCGTGTAGCGGCTTTTTTGTTGGCTGATCGGAAAGGGGAGGCACCTGGTGCCCACCCTTTGAAGTCACCTTTACGGGCAAGGCTTGCGGGCTCCTTCGGGAGGCCGTTCCTCATAGCGGTACGCCAACCCGCAACCCTTCCCACCACCGATTGGCGTCGGTGAAAGTTATGAGGTGACTTATGTCAATCGTTCAGTTCTCATTCGAGAGCTCCAGTATTCGCACACTCGGCGATGCTATCTCCCCTTTATTCGTCGCGGCTGACGTTGCCGCAATCCTTGGCTACGGAAGCACCAAAGATGCAACGCGCATCCTTGATGACGACGAAAAGCAGACAGTCTCTATCGACACAAACGGCGGCAAGCAGTCAATGACTGCAGTCACTGAATCAGGCCTTTACGCAATGATCTTCAAAAGCAAAAGACCTGAAGCCAAGCGTTTCCGCAAATGGGTCACGTCCGAAGTTCTGCCCGCCATTCGCAAGACGGGACGCTACGAAGCACAGACCACGATCACGCCCGCAGAGCAACGCGCCATTCAGCGCGAAGTGGCAATCCGTGCACACAAGACCTCATCGAACTATCGGACGATCTACCGAGCCATCAAGGCACGCTACCAGATCGCCCGCTACGACCAGTTGCCGCGCACTCAGCTAGAAGACTGCCTCGACTTCATCAGAGAGGTTGAGCTCGATGTCCCCGAGGTGCCGCACACCACGCACCCCGACGGCGGCTGCCCTCACTGTGGCCTGCACCCCATTCCCGCGGGGTCGATCGTCCTCTCCGCGCGTGAGGCCGAGAACCTGCGGACTTTCGTCTACTACTGGAGGTACCTCTTCCGCGAAGACCTCGAGACCGTTCTCAAGCTGATGCGTCTCCTCCAGTCGCCTTTCGCGCCTCGCTTCTACGAAGCCGTGACAAGCATGAACCTCGGCTCCATCGAGGCCCTGCTCGAGCGCAACGGCTATAGCGTGAAGCAGTTGTCCTGCTATCGCGCACTGACGGCTAGCTAAGCAATAGCCATCATCAAACCATTTTCTCAATCGGCCCTGCCCTAACCGGCAGGGCTTTTTCATAGGTACGCAAAATGAAGCTCTACCAAATCAGTGACGCCATCCGTCAAGCCCTCGATCACATCGAGCTCGATGAAGAAACTGGAGAAATCCTCTCTGCCGACGAACTCCACGCAGTCGAAGCAGAAGCCGCTGAGAAGATCGAGGCCACGGCGCTCTACCTTCGCGAGCTCGATGCCGAGGCCAAGGCCGCCAAGGAAGAGGCCGACCGCATGCTCGCCCGCGTCAAGTCAATGCAGAAGCGCTCCGACTACCTCAAGGCCATGCTCCTCGATGCGCTGCACGCGACCGGCAAGGTCAAGACCGCCCGAGTGAGCGTGAGCATCCGCACGACGCAGGCCGTGGCCATTGACGAGGGCGCAAACCTTCCCGAAGCCTACACGACCGTCAAGCACATCGTCAGCCCGAACAAGGTCGCCATCAAGCAGGCTCTGCTCGACGGCGTCGAAGTCCCCGGCTGCCACTTGGAGGCACGCGAGAGTGTGAGCATCCGATGAGCCACAAAGGATATATCGGAGTGAGGGCCGACAAAGCCCTCAGACTCCTCGGCGAAAAAGGCCCGCTGCGTATGTCGGCGCTACTCTGCGCGCTCGAGATCCGGACGCAAATTGCCGCGTCGTTCAAGATCACAGTGTCAAAGCTCGTCGACGCGGGGATTTTGTCCGTCACTGACGATCAGAACACGCTCGTGAGCCTGGCTGACGAGAAGTACGCAGATCCCGCCGTGGCCTGTGACGAGTACCGTGCGTACAACTCAGAGAAGAAAGCCGAGAAGAAGACCGAGACCAAGGCCGTGATAATTCCCCCGGTTAAGCGATCGATGATCGAGGACATCGCCTTTGGCATGGCAGAACAAGGAGTGAAAGCATGAAATACAGACTGAAAGACCGCGAGCTACAGAAGAAGCTCGACGAGATCAGCAAAGGCGACTTTTCGGATGCTCTCGAAGTTTGCTCAGCCGCGGTTGCGTCCGCCCTCAAAAGAGGAAAGTCAACAACCATATGGTTCGGTGTTCAACCCCAGCTCTCGCTAGAGATAGCGTCCGACATGCTCGAAGAAGTGCGCGAGTACGACCCGCACGGCTGGAACTCCTTCCCCGAAGTCGAGCCGCCGGAGGGTGTCTGGATGCGGTGCGAGACCGACGTAAATGCAATAGAGCACAAGATTCGACACGTTGCGAAGTTTGATGGGCGTGAGTGGCGTGACTACCTGTCGAAACAAGTCGTAGTTCACCGATTCCGCCCGTGGGATGAGGATGACGAAGCATGACGCAATGGAAATACTTCCCGGACACGACGCCGCCGCGCGGCTTGCCGCTCAGGCTCGAAGTCAAAGAAAAGGATCAAAACACTGGCACACCGGAACCGTACTACGGCAAGACGCTTTTTCAGGGGTTTGCGGTTTTCGACGGGCACGACTTCATCCCGTTCGGCTCGTTCCACCGGCTGCCTATTTTTTGGGACGGCCGGCTAAACGCCTTTGGGCATAAGTATGTGACCGCTAGATACGCCCTGTGGGAGGACGAGGAATGAAGCCCGAAAAAGCGCATCGACGCCGTGCGCTCTTCGCGTTGGAAGCCATCGAGGTATGCGCCACGTCGTGTCGAAAGGGTTGGAAGGGTCGAACCCCTCCGACCATGGAGGAAGTCGACGACGCTATCCGCAAGTTGTCCTACTGCGTCGGAGCGCTGAAGGACTATCGCTCGATCCGCATCCAGATGGCAAAGGAGAAAGACGAATGACAGAAACCGAAATTGTCGTGCAAGACATCCGCCGAGAGCTCCGATGGTCTTTCCGCGATCAGTCGGTCGCCAACCTCCTCGGCCTTGCAAAGCGACTCATCGACAACAAGGACACGGCCAGCATCGCAGACGCAGTAAAGAAGTACACGACAGTGCTTTCCGCCGCGAGGCAGAGTGCAAACCCTGCCGCACTCGAGCGCGTGAAGTTCTCTGCATACATGCTCACGCACGCACTGCGCGACTGGGAAGCGGCACGATGAAGGCAATCCAGAACCATGCCCTCGGCACACGTCGGGGGCTTTTTTTTATCTGATCACACATGCCAGTAAGCAAAAAACCCCGCAAAAAAGGACAGCGAGCGAGAGACCTCGCCGTTCGAAAGAAGTTCGTGCGCGGGAAGTTCAAGGACGCGGACGACGCACGTAGAACCATCGCCAGCCTCAAACGCCAGAAAACGCGTCAACGCCGCCGATGTGAACAACTCGGCTGGCTGCTTGGCTTTCAGGAGAAGGACTCTTTGCTTGAAGCCTTCACGCTCAGTTTCTTCGCGCTTGAGCGATGGCCGACCACGAACGACTACGCGGACTTCAACCAGATTTCTTCGACGCTCATGCTCGGAGCGCTTTGTCACAAGTGTCTTGGCGTTCAGGAACAGGATCTCATGGACGACATCCAGCACGCTGCGTTCATGACCGTCGTCTGCGCTCGCTTGCGCAACCACGGCAAGGAGATTCCGCCCGCGAACCTCGAGCCAGTAAAGCACGGTCTGATCGTCGCACAGGAGCTCATGGAGTATGCCTACGAGCACGAACGTCAGACACTCATCAATGTGCTCAAGCACAACACACACGAGAACATCGCCGAGAATCCAGGCCTGCATGAAGCGCACGAGCGCTTCATTCTCGGCAAGCACTACGACACGGTGCGCAGGTGGGGGCTTGAGGACGACTCGCTTGAGAAAGCTATGAAGTCGGGCGTACTGCCCGAACCAGAGGAACGAAATGACTACTTGGAACAGAGAGGAGGAGAGAGATGATCTGGATGACCAAAGTCGAACTAGCGCAGTACCTCAAGAGGTCGACGCGAACGGTTGAAAGGTGGGTAGTGCAGCAGAAACTGCCGCCCGGTTGGCGGCAGGCGGACGGGTTCATGCGCTGGCGCAAAGATATCGTCGACCAGTGGCTCGAGGACTGCGAGCCCTACGCGAAGAGATGCCAGAAGCTCTTGAAGCTGAGAAGCGCGATGCTGTAAAATTCCCGAGTGGGATTGAGAACCAAAAGCCCCGAGCAGTCATCACTGTTCGGGGCTCTTTTTTTGCCTGTTTTTATGGCTTTCTTTATGGCCACGGGAGTGGCTTTTGAATTTCTCCTGTGCCACAACAAATTCTGGCGGAAGCGGTGGGATTCGAACCCACGAAGGGTTGCCCCTCGCTGGTTTTCAAGACCAGTGCATTCAACCACTCTGCCACACTTCCGACGTCAGATAAGTTTCGCATTCTACAGAAGTAATGAAAAAAAGTCCACAGGCATCGCTTGTTCCGGCAAAAGCGGAAAAAATGTTCTCAGCGCCCGCCTCGACGCTCCGAAGCGGGCCTGTCGGCGAGATTGGGCCTGTCCGCGGGCGCTCCGAGCAGACTCGCTTCGGACCTGAATTCGAAGCGCACGAGCGTGTCGTCGTGGGCGAGTTCGTCGCAGAAGCGGATGTCCATGCCGAGCGCGCCCGTGAAGACGAGCTCCCCGTCGAGCCAGACGAGCGGAAGGTCGGCGCGTTCGAAGGCGGGCACGCCCGCCTCGGCGAAGAGGTCCTTGAGGTACTTCGACGGACGGTTCGGCCAG